TGTTCTGTGATGTGCGCGAAAGGATGTTGCCAGTAGACAGTTGGACTTCAGCTGCAAATCATTGTGGTGGATGGAAGGAATCTGAGGAAGAAGAAATAGACGAACGGAATTGTGTAAACTGTGTACACTCTCATGCCGTAAATGGCGAAGAGGGAGTATTATGTGATGTGTGCGGAAAAATGCTTGGCGACGCTGGAAACTGGGATATATTTGCGAAGGATTGCGCCGATTACGTCAATGAGAATCAGCAACATCAGATACGAATCGACGAAGAGTTCAAGGCGCTGATACCGCCACTGTCTAACGAAGAACGCGAATCGCTAGAAGGTAGCATTGTTGCAGACGGTTGCCGTGATTCGCTTGTTCTGTGGGATGGCGTTCTAATCGACGGCCATCACCGGCACGAGATATGCACGCGACTCGGCATCGAGTTTAACACGGTTGAGATGGCGAACCTTGAGACTCGAAACGATGCTCGGCTGTGGATTATCCGCAACCAGCTAGGGCGTCGAAACCTTACCAACTATCAGCGGGCTGAGTTGGTGTTGAAGCTGAAACCGGCGATTGCTGAGAAGGCGAAAGAGAATCTCGCCACTCACACAGAACAGGGTTACCAGAAATCTGGTAAGGCTGTTGTTGTTGACAAAGAACTATCAATGGCTTCTGGGCTATCGCATGACACGATTAGCAAGGCAGACTTCATCGGACAGCACGCAGACGAGGAGACGAAGCAGGCGCTACGAACTGGCGAGACATCCATCAACAGAGAGTACAAGCGAATCAAGCACAACGATGAATTGAAAGAGCGAGAGCAGATGCTAATAGCCCAACGTGGAGAGAAGGGTGATCCTGCGACTATCGTCAAGATGGATTCCTTAACGTTTCTCGAAGGGCTCGATCTTGAGAGCGCAGATCTACTTCTCACTGATCCGCCATACATGACAGACGTTGAAGACATTAAGGCTTTCTCCGCTTCATGGGTTCCTATCGCTTTGGATCGCGTGAAGTCAACTGGCAGAGCGTATATCTGCGCTGGGGCGTATCCACGCGAGATTCAAGCATATTTGTCTGTACTACTTGAGCAATCACGATTCACTCTTGAGAACATCCTCGTCTGGACGTATAGAAACACGCTAGGGCCAAGTCCTGCGATGGCATATAAGATGAATTGGCAGGCGATATTCTATCTCCGAGGAGAGGATGCGGAGCCTCTGTCGTGCCCTGTGATGGTTGAACAGTTCTCAGTGCAAGACATCAACGCGCCTGATGCAAGAATGGGTGTCCGCTATCACTCGTGGGAGAAGCCAATGGAGCTTGCTGATCGCTTCATTCGCCACTCAACGAAAGCTGGCGACATAGTGATAGATCCGTTCGCAGGTACTGGTACGTTCCTACTCGCCGCTGCTGAGATTGGCCGCAAGGCTATGGGCTGCGATAATGACGACGTGATGTTAAGCATGGCAATGGAGAGGGGGTGCAAGCGTGCGTACCGCAGTTAAGCAAGATCTAAGCCGAAGCGCCGCTGCATTTAATGACACAGTATGGCCTAAGATACGAGCGTGGTTTGGTGGAGGACGTATTAAGTCTGTCGAGGATGTAACCGCAACTGGCATGGCTAAGGACTTGGACGTTCTAGCAGGCATAGACGCATGGCACGTCAACGGAGCTGTGAGGGGGATAGCAAGTCGTATACAGTGGGGAGAGCCATCGCATGTATTCCCATACAACACTTTCACTGTGAGGATGCAGCGTGAATCAGGAGTAGAGACTGAATACTCCAAGAGGCTGAGGGCTATTGATTCAGATGGAGGGTGGCTCTACCCGCACATAACAGTCCAAGCGTATATCGACAATCATGGCACGCTGTTGAGTGTCGCGGCATGTAGGACTTCGGATCTGATATGCTACATACGAGACAACATGGATGCCATAACCATGCGTCGTGTTGTTGATCGAGGCAATGGAAGCGGCGCGTCGTTCGCTGTAGTTGGATTCGGAGAGTTGGGCAAGATATGCGACGTGAAATCAATATGAGTGGTATGAGGTAGGTATGGCATACAAGAGAATGATAACAGCGTTTGGAGGCGCATGGGAAGAGAATGATAAGGAAGGTACTCCTCATCGTCTTGATGGCCTTGCGTCCACGTATGAAGAGAACGGCAGATGGTGGTCAGTAATTAACAAGCAACTGCTAGGGCCGTTCAAGACGAAGGAAGTCGCGATGAACTTCTCAGATCGAACGTTGAGGTATCAAGTAATCAGCATGAGTTAGAGAATCGTGTATACTGAGTTGGTGATAGCATGAAAGAACATATTGACGAGATAGATCTTGATCTCTTCGGAGAGAATGTTCCAAGTGATGAAGAGAATCCGCCAGAGAAGAAGTCACACAGATCGACGTGTTTGAAGCGTAGAGACGTGAATACATATCGGCGAGCATTCGGAGAAACGCAGTTGCTTGACATCATGGGGTTCGACTTCAAGGACGGAGAGAGCTATCACTGCATCACAGGTGGAGACGTAGATGGCCTATCGTATCTGCGAACAGTTATGCGACAGCAGGATCTGGAATACTGCCTATTCTCCACGTGGTGCATGGCTGCTGAGGATGTATACCAGATACGCGATTGGCTAGAGTCTGGTAAGATCAAGCGAATGGACGCCTACATCGGAGAGATATTTCCAGGAACGTATCGGCTCGAGTACAAGATGCTAGTTCCTATAATCGAAGCGCACGGCGGGAGAGTTTGCGTCTTCAGAAATCACGCTAAGATATTCGCAGGATATGGTGATAAGTTCGCATTCGGAATTGAGACAAGCGCGAACATTAACACGAACCCACGTACTGAGAATGGATGTGTTACGATAGGGAAAGAGATATACGAGTTCTATCGGGAGTACTTTGATGATATAATCGGGTTTGGAAGTGGTGAATGATGGGTAAGAAGATAGAATTGGATTCCGCACAAGTTGAGGCGTTGGCAGCACTCCAATGTACGTTCGATGAGATCGCAAGTGGCCTAGCTGTCTCAACCGACACGCTGGATCGACGCAGAAAAGACGATCCAGCCATTGCGGACGCTATAAAAAGAGGCCGCGATCTTGGCACACGCTCGCTTCGTAGACTGCAATGGACTGCTGCTAAAGACGGCAACGTGACAATGCAGATCTGGCTGGGCAAGCAGTGGTTGAAGCAGACGGATAAGCAAGACTTGAGCGTAAATGGGAACATGTCTGTTCACTTTGACATTGCAGCGAAGGACGCATGAAGCCGTTCAAGATCTCAGATAGGCAGTACGAAGCTATCGAGGTCATGTCCGGCGAGTCGCGTCACGTTCTGCTGTACGGCGGTGGGCGTAGTGGCAAGACGTTCATCACGCTATACATGATCCTAGCCAGAGCGTCTAAGATGAAGTCGCGACATCTCATCATCCGTCGATACTTCGCACATGCTAAACGCGCAGTCTGGAAGGACACGCTGCCGAAGGTGATCTCGCTAGTCTGCCCAGAGTTAACCATCGAGTGGAACAACAGCGATTACTATCTTACCTTCCCTAACGGCTCAGAGATCTGGATTGGTGGCTTAGATGACGCCGAACGCGCTGACCGTGTTCTAGGTACAGAGTACTCCACTATCCTGTTTAACGAGACATCGGACATCATGCACGGATCAGTTGAGACAGCTCTATCACGACTCGCTGAGAAGTCGGGGCTAGTCAACCGAGCGTACTACGATGAGAATCCACCTCACAAGGCGCACTGGACGCATCGTCAGTTCATCGAGAAGATCAACCCAGTAGACAAGACGCCGCTTGCCAATCCTGAGCTGTACGCTTCACTGTTGATGAACCCGATAGACAACATGGACAACATCTCACCGGAGTACCTGAAGCTGCTTGAGGGGCTATCGACGCGCAAGCGCGAGCGGTTCCTGCTTGGCATGTGGCAGAACGATGACGACCGTGCGCTGTGGAAGTATGACGACATCCTGCGTTCGGCTGAGACGTTCGACTATGACAGGATCGTGGTAGCGATAGATCCAGCTATGACAGATCGAGACAACTCAGACAAGACAGGTATCATCGTTGCAGGCAGACTTGGTAACCAGTTCCACGTCCTTGAGGATCTGTCAGGCAACTATTCACCGCGCGAATGGGCGAGCGTGGCGGTGAGGGCGTATCACCAATGGAGCGCGGATAGGATCATCGGTGAAGTGAACAACGGTGGCGACATGATCGAGAGTACGTTGCGCCAGGTGAGCGACAGCGTGAGCTATAAGGAAGTGAGGGCGACACGCGGCAAGGTTAAGCGGTTCGAGCCTATCGCCGCGCTGTATGAGCAAGGGCGTGGATTCCATCATGGCTTGTTCCACGAGCTAGAGGACCAGATGACGACACCACAGGACCAGCTAGAGCATGATGACGTTGTTGATGCTTGTTGCTGGGCGGCGACTGAGTTGATGCTAGTCGAGGAAGGCGAGAGCGTGCGCGTCGTGGTGGATTACGGAGAGGAGATCAGCCCGTACTAGGCGAAGTTGAGAACGTCGTATCCATGCGATAAAATGATGATAAGTGATATGGGGGTTCGATGCTGGTAACGGCGCATAAGGGGCGACAGAGGTTGGTCGAACGATACCGGTTGATAGGCCGACAGATTATCGTACTTGAATCCTGGCAACAGGCGTGCCCCCTCCCATTTCCTAGCAGAAAGAATGATATAGATGCTGTCTGAGGAAAGTGCGGTTGGCTACGCTTATTTAGTACTGAGGAGGTAGAGATGAATTACGAGTTTTGGTTTTGGTTCATTGTCGCGTTTCTGATCGGGCGTTTCTTTCCGAGGAAGGTCTATATCGGACATGACAAAGAGAAGTACGAGGCGGCTGATATTGGGATACTGCTGAGATGAGATGACCCAACTCCAATTCGACCACAAGCTAACATCCGCAGACGGCAAGATGTACCTCTTCATCCGTGGTCCGTTTGAAGTTGAAGACGGGATGAGCTTCGAGTTGAAGATGATACCGGTAGTTGAGATGGGTAAGTGGCCGAGGATATGGAAGAGCGAGGAGGTTGAGGATGAATCGTGAAGCTGTGATGCAGATGGATGATACGCGCCCTTGGTATAGACGATGGTGGTTTGGATTGTTGAAGTTCGATGGGGAGTGGCAATTCGGCCTTGGCCCGATAGCAGTGCGATGGCCATTCGTTAGAGCGTAACAATTCACAAGGAGGCCGACGATGCCCGGACAACGTAACCGACCGACGATGGACAAGAAGCAAGAAGGCCTGTCAAAGCGTCTGCTGAAGAAGATTGACTCTGGCACGATGGGACGCTTCATGCACGCTTCGCAGTACCGAGGCGCGAAGCCGGACGTGGGGCGCAACGATGATTGCCCTTGCGGTTCAGGCAAGAAGTACAAGTTCTGTTGTGGGAGGTAAGCTGATGGGCCACTACATCGTCACCCTATCCGACATGATCGACGCGTTCGACAAAGAGCAGCCCGAGCCAGGCCGCGCGACATCCGCGTTTATCATGCGTTGGAAGCGTAAGGAAATGGAAGAGAAGCACACGGCGCATAATCCTCTTGCCGAAGCCGTGCGCATGATTAACCGCGCAGAGATCCAGAACATCCGCGAGACGAAGCACTTCAGAGATGAGCAGAAGAAGCTGATTTCAGAAGGACGTAAGCGAGACCATCGTGGTGGAAAGACGACTGCCAAGCGCCGTATGATTCGTGAGTTCGCGGTGGAGAGTGAATAGGAGGCGTGATGGGATACAAGGTGGCAATCCGCAAGAACGAGACAGGCGAGATTCGAATAGTCCATTTCGATCACGGTGACTTCTCTCTCTACATGTGGACTGATGGCAACTGGGCTTGTGATTGCAATCGCTCAGACTTCTTTGGTGATGAAGACGTAGGTCATTGTGGCAGCACTCGGTTCACTGCGCTGTATGCCGAGATGGAAGACGGAACGCGCATCAAGATAGACGTTGAATGACCGGCATGGTTTGCACAACAGCCGCAAGTATGCTATAAATTGAGGGTGACAGGGAGATCGCTATGGCCACGAAACCTACTGTCGCGTCATTGAGTGAAGAGCTTCAAGTGATGCGAGCCAACTACGGCGAGACGATCAACGAGCTAGAGCTTGCGCTTGAGGACATAGGCTGGAACAAGCTATCCGGAGCAGACGAACACGACTTCTCACGCGATGGTCTACGCAAGATCTGCAAGAACTCCTTCCTCTTCTTCGAGAAGAACCCTCTCATTGGCCGCTCTGTTGAGACGAAGGCTAACTACGTATTCGGCCAGGGCGTGACCATCAAGGCAGAACATCCGCTTGTCGATGAAGTCGTGCAGACGTTCATGGACGACCGCAAGAACAAGAAGGTATTCAGCACAGTCATTCAGTTGGTGAAGCTAGAGAAGGATCTGAACATCGACTCAAACCTCTTCTTCGCATTCTTCAAGAACTCAGAAGGCCAGGTGCGCATCAGCCCTATCATCTTCGACGAGATCTGGGACACGGTGACGAACCCTGAAGACAAGAACGAAGTCTGGCTGTACGAACGTCGATGGACTGAGAATCGTGATTCATCCGGGCGCTTCGTATCAACCGGCACGATCAGAACAGAGTACTATCCTGACTGGGAGTACCGTCCGTCTGGTAATAATCCAACATACAACGGTAAGCAGATTCACTGGGAGAGTCCAGTCTATCACGTCAAGGTGAACGCCGTCCTCAATCAGAAGTTCGGACTATCTGAGATCTATTCAGCGCAGGACTGGGCGCGTGCATACAACAGATTCCTTCAGGACTGGGCGACGATCGTTCGATCCTACGCACGGTTCGCATGGCAGATGACGAAGAAGTCAGGCTCAGGCGGCCGGCTAGCTGCGAAGACGAAGCTTGATTCTAATATCTCGTCTGACGGGTACAAGCCGGCGCCGGCAGCGGGTTCGGTATTCATTGGCAGCGACGATACGAAGATGGCTCCGATGCGTACAGCGGGTGCTACGACATCGGCGGAAGACGGACGGCGGTTGCTACTCATGGTCTGCGCGGCCACTGGCTTGCCTGAGACGTTCTATGGCGATGCGTCGGTAGGCACACTGGCAACCGCACGTTCTTTGAATCGTCCTACTGAGCTGGCCTTCTCTCTGAGGCAGCGATTGTGGGAGATCGTCATCGAGTCCATCTGCGGATATGCGATTCAATGCGCGGCTGAGGTTGGATACTCGAGCGACGTGGTAGACGGAACGCTGTCAGGCGACTGGGAACCGGACGGATGGGAAGAAGAGACGTTCGTCTATGGCGACGATACCGAGAATGAAGACACAGACATGCGCGGCAAGCCCATCGACACAACCGTAAACGTTGACTTCCCTGCGTTGGTTGAAGACGATCAGAAGGCACAGGTTGAAGCCATCGTTGCAGCTGCTACGCTGAACGGTAGCACGCTGGCTGGCACGCTTGACGCTGAGTACACGACTGAGCGCCTACTCAGGGTTCTCGGAGAGACATCTATCGAGGAAGTATTAGAACGTCTGTTCCCTGAAGGAGAGGAGCCGGAAGCCGTCGCTGTAGCTGGCGCGGTGCAGGATCTTCAACAGGCAATCGAGGCGCTGTCTGAATCAAGGGAGATGGAACGCGGCGAGGTAGTCAGCACTCTAGCGGCTGCGTTCATTGAGGCGATGAAGGAAAGCAAGGAGGAAGATGATGAATAGGCAATGTAGCTCGTGCGAGCATTGGTCTGATGCTGGAGATCTATACGAACGACCGGCTGGTGTATGTGGTTTGTTCGATGGAAGTAATGTTAATAAAGGCACAGAAATGTGGACTGACTTGGGGCCGATCACGACGCGAGACACGTTCTGTTGTTCGTTGTGGGTTGCACGCAAGGAATCTGATGAGAAGGAATCTATGATTCGACCTGACTAGACACAACTGCTTGACCAAGCTATCAGAATGTGCGGCCTCTCTCGTTGAGGTCGTTTCTGATTTGCAGAAGAAGCGAGACGACAAGCGGATGGAGAAGGAAGTTGGCAAGTGGTTCAAGTATCAAGGCCGCGTAATCACCAAGGCGTTCAACAAGATGCGGCGTCACTTCGTCGAGTCGGCAGAGAGCGACTTCAACGCCATGTTCGACTCAGCTATCAAAGTGACCGTGCTGAATGGCGAAGAGATATTCGAGGCTGGGCTAGTCAATGCGGTGAGCCAAGGCTACACGGCGCTGCAAGATGAGATAGGGATGCAAGCAGCGTTCGAGTTGAAGCAGCCTGAGGCCGTCAAGTGGGCGCGGACGCAAGCAGCGGTAGACGTATCCGCCGTGAACGATACGACGAAAGAATCTATACGCGGCATGGTCACTCGTGGGCTTGAGCAGGGTTCGAGCTATGACACAGTGGCGCGGCAGATCTCCAAGAGGTTCGAGGAGTTTGCCGTTGGGAAGCCGCAGGCGCACATCCAATCGAGGGCGCACTTGGTAGCGATCAACGAGAACGCAGTGGGATATGCGCACGGTGAGACGACGCTGATAGACGAGATTGAAGCAACTGGGATTCGCACTGAGAAGAAGTGGCAGACGGTAGGAGATAACAACGTGAGCGACGGCTGCCAACAGAATGCGGACGCAGATTGGATACCATACGATCAAGCGTTCCCTAGCGGGGATCAGACGTATCCAAGATTTCCTGGGTGCAGATGCTCAAACTTGCGTAGAGTGGCTAGGGGACAAGATGATAAGGTGGCGTCGTTACAAGACGTGACTAGCGTGCAAGATACGCTCACAAGCGTAGGTGATGAGATCAGGCCATTATCTCACGAGAGAGGGGTGGTTGTAGATTCTAAGTCAGGAATGATTCTTAGACGTGTGAATGGTGGTAAATCTTCAGTGTCTATGGGAAAAGAAATAGAGGAAGGAATCATACGCAATAACATAATGATGCACAATCATCCAAGTGGTACGACGGTGGCGATGTCGCAGTCTGATGTGCTTATGATAACTCGCTCTGGATCTGCTGATTCATTGGTAATTACAAAAGGAACCGACAAGATTGTATCTGCAAGCTGGACTGGTAAGTTGCCAACCGTAAGCGATCAGAAACTAATG